GAAGGGGGTGATATATAAATATATATCCCTATTTTTTGAGATTTGTATATTTATTGTTAGGTAAAAACTATGTCAAACGATTACGAAATATTCAAGGGTAAAACCCTATCAGATGTCTTTAAGGACATATACGATAATTCCCACACCAATAAAAAGCAATTAGAAGTTCTAATGAAAGAGGTGGTCGGATTTATTAAGGACGGAGATACGGCCGTCCAGATTATACCTATGCTAAAAGAGTATTTAGAAATCAATGTCAAGAACGATGAACAACTTGTCAAGTTAGCAACAATCGTTCAAAGAATTACAGCAGCTGAAAAACGAGCAACATCAGACGATAGTGAGTTCGGTTTATCAGAAGCAGAAAAAGAACAATTGATGAACGCAATAGAATCAGATGTTCAAGAGTTACAAGTCAAAAAAGACGAAATAGAAAGTTCCATCAGTAAGGAAAACTAATGTATACAAAAAATGTTAAAAGAGGTAGTTCTGAAAAGAGCACTTCAAGTAATCAATTGATTACCGCTAGAAACCTTCGTCTTAAAGTAAAGCAACTTGTTGACAAGGATGAAAACTTTGAGTTAGAACCAGTGCAAGTTTTAAAAGTTTATCCAACAGGTTCAGCTGATAAAGGATTTATAGACTATGGTCGTATTGTTGGTAGGTATGTAGTATCAGAACCAGGTAAACCATTTAACGAGTGTAAAGATTTTGTACCATTAGATAATAATGTTTTACAATACCCATTAGAAAATGAAGTAGTAATCGGTATGGAATTTAATAATGAACGATATTACTTTTCATCTTTAAATATAAATCCTAAGAAAGTAAACTTTACGAGAAAAATATCCGATACAAGAGCTACTGCAAGTATTGATTATAGAGATGAGGACTTAAAGTATTTTGATAACACTTCGGAATATAAAACACAAGTTAGACAAGGTGATACTTTAATTCAAGGTAGAAATAATAACTATGTAAAACTTAGTAGTGATGACGGAAAGAAAACAGGTAATATAGTTTTAAGCACAAATGATAAGCAATCATCTAAAAACATTACTGATGATACATCTTTTATTCGTATGACATCAAAAGAAAGTGTAAACTATTCAGACCAAGTCAAAGACTATGGAATAGAAATGGCTAAGTGGTCGTGGAAAAAACCAAGTCCATTCAGTAACCATTTTGAAACTACTGAATATAATGATGGACAAATTTATATTGGTTCAGATAGATTAACATTTAGTGCAGAGCAAGATGACATAGCAATATTTGCAAAAGGTAAAGTTCATATCAAAGCAGATAGAGTTCAGATAAAAAATGCTATGGGTGGTATGGAATTGGGAGCAAGTCAAATCATAACTGACGCAAAGACAAAGGTTGATGTAAATAAGAAACTTGGAGAGAACGGAGTAATCTTAGCACCAGAGGGTATGGTAGAAATGGGAGCGGTTCTCGCTAAACAAGTTGAGTTTAATTTAGATTTTATTAAAGTTCAGATTGGTTCATTGATACCGGCAGTTATTCCAGGAACAAAAGGAGTTGTTAATCCTGCTTGGTTTACAAACATTAGAGATAAAATTAAAAATGCAAAAAAATTATTAGAGTTTAATGATTTAGTATTGAAACTAAAATGGTTAGACAAATCAAGATTAAAAACTTATACAATGGACGAGTTAAAAGAAGCACTAAAACCAATACCGGGTTTTGCTCAGATAATTCAAGGTGTATCTTCTTTAGGTCAACTCAAGGCTCAAGCTGATACAATCAAATCGGTGATTGATGGTAAAATAGATAGGACAAAAGCATTGAAAACAGCAGCACTTACAACGGTAGCTGATACGGTAGATAGTGTTAAGGACTCACCGAATCAACAATTAACACAAGCACAAGTAGATGAATTAAAAGAAAAATTAGAAGATTTTGAACAAGAAGGTAATGACCTTAATACTTATAAGGGAGCGCCAGCTCTTAAATCAAGAATTACAGAATACGAAGTAGCAAAGGAAAATCTTGAAAGTTCTTTTGGTGAGGATACAATTCCTGCCAGAAAGATGTTTCAAGAAAAGGAAGAGAGTTTAAGAACTCTATTGGTTAATGGTGAAGTTAATTCATTTGGTGATAGAGTTATCGAATTGGATAACGAGGTAACTACATTAGAGGGTTCTAAAGACTTAGTTGATGGTATAGCAGATTTACAAACAGAAATAGAGGAATAAAATGAATAAAAGTAAGTTAAAAAATATAATTGAATTAGTTGTTCGCAAAGAAGTCAAAAAACAACTTAGCGAGATATTTATTAATGAGAATGAAGAAGTCAAATTATCAGAAGTGATTTCTAAACCCAAACCCAAAAAGGTAATTAAGAAAAAACCTACAAAAAAATACTCAAAAAACCCAGCGTTAAACGAAGTATTGAACAACACAAATCCATTAGGAGCATCAGGTCAAACTGACGAATATCCTTCATTGGGTGGTGGTGTATTAGGTAGTGACAATATGGCCGAAGTATTAGGATATGGGGATTTAGGTCGTGGTGGTAATAAAGAAAAGGCACGAGAAATGGCAGCAGTCGATACAATCAAAAAAGCAGGTGTGTCAGTAGACGCAGTTCCTGAGGGAGTTCAAGACGCTTTAACTCGTGATTATTCTGGACTTATGAAAGCAATAAGTAAAAAGAAATCAGGCGAAGGTAATTTTAGACCATAATGGCAAGTGTAAGAGAAATAGATAAAAATAAAGATACTAATGTTGGTATTAGATTTCCATTGGACTATGGTCCAGATGGATTTTTCTACTCTACAAAAACTGTATTAGAACAATCCAAATCTAACATTATCAATTTACTCTTAACATCAAAGGGTGAACGGGTAATGCAACCAAACTTTGGTTCAAGACTTAGAGAACTTTTATTTGAGCAAATTACACCAAGCACTACAAGTGATATTGATAGTGAGATTAGGGAAACCATATCATCTCAATTACCACACATTATTTTAAATGATGTGATTGTGGTTCCTAAAGCAGATGATAATATGATAAATATCCAAATAGAATATTCTACTAAGATAGAGCCAGATACCTTTGATACCATAACATTTAATTTTGAAGTTGGAGAATAGAAATGCCGAGTATTAATCCACAAGAAGTAGATTACGGAACAAATAAAAAAGTAGTAAAAAAAGAAGTAAATTATCTTGGAAGAGATTTTGCTAATATTAGACAGAACCTAATAGAGTTTGCAAAGTCATACTTTCCAAATCAATACAATGATTTCAATGAAGCATCACCAGGTATGATGTTTGTTGAAATGGCATCTTATGTCGGAGATGTATTGAATTACTATGTAGATAATCAATTTAGAGAAACACTTTTACATCACGCAGAAGAAAGAAAAAATATATATGAGATTGCACAATCATTTGGATATAAACCAAAACTATCTTGTCCTGCTACGGTAAAACTTACTTTTACAATTGATGTTCCTGCAAAAACAATTGGTAGTGGAGCAAGTGCAACTTACCAAGCAGATTTAGATTACGCCGGTAAGATAGAAGCAAACTCTACATTTACATCAACGAGTGGAGTAGAATTTAGTTTGTTAGATGATGTTAACTTTAAGACATCAGGTTCATTAGATAAAATGGACGTTGCTGCATTACAACCAGCTACAGGAAATGTCCCTACTAATTTTAGACTTACAAAAACAGGTTTAGCAAAATCAGGAACAAGAACTTCTGAAACATTTACATTTGGAAACGCTGTCAAGTTTGACAAGATTACATTAGGAAATGAAAGGGTAAATGAAGTTATTTCAATAACCGATAGTAATAGTAATAATTGGTATCAAGTTCCTTTCTTAGCACAAGATACTGTATTTGAGTCAGAAGAAAATACATCACTCAATGACCCAACTCTTTCAACACACAAGAGCGATACACCTTATTTATTAAAATTAATTAAATCATCAAGACGATTCACAACTTATGTTCGTGATGATAATAAAATGGAATTAAGATTTGGTAGTGGTATTAGTGATAATGCAGATGAAGAAATAATTCCAAATCCAGATAATGTTGGTTCATCATTAGGTCAAGGTATTTCAAGATTAGATGAGTCATTTGACCCAAGTAATTTTTTGAAAACACAAACATTTGGATTAGCACCAAGCAACACAACACTTACCGTAGAATATAATTATGGTGGTAGGATTGAAGATAATGTTGCGAGTAATAGTATAACTGGTTTTAGTAGAAAGACATATACAATTTCTACCGAAGGGTTAGATTCGACTAAAAAAGCCAGTGCTGAAAGTAGTATAAAGATTACAAATGAAAGTCCAGCATCAGGAGGTTCTTCATCAGAAACTCTAACTCAAATAAAAGAAAATGCTGCAGCATACTTTAATGCACAGAACAGAGCAGTTACAAAAGCAGACTATATTACAAGAGCTTATTCATTACCACAGAAATATGGAAACATAGCAAAAGCATTTATTGTTCAAGATGAACAATTAGAATTACAAGGACAATTACAAGTTATTGATGGACAAATAGTTGATACAAGAACAGCAACAAAACAACCAAACCCATTAGCATTAAATATGTACTTATTGGGATATGACGCTGGTAAAAATTTAACACAATTGAACAGAGCAGTAAAACAAAATTTAAAAGTATATCTTTCACAATATAG